AAACTTCTAATAAAGGTATTGAGCCCGTCAAATACCATGATATGATCATTAGCATCCTTCGGGCTCGTTTCCTTTTCTTTCTGTAACTCTTTAAATAATCGTTGATACTTATTCATTATCCTTCTTCGTCAATTACTTCTTCATCGATAACAACATCATCGATACCTCCGTCTATACCAGCTTGATATTTGAATATATAAGCGTCGCAGATTCTTTTGTATAACCTTTCTTTTGCTTCGGGGTTTTGCATTACCTTACTAACAAAATCTTTGCTTTGGAACTTCATTTCTCCAAAGACTTCTCCAGTTTCATGATCTACATCTTCTAATGTGTACCATGCACCTGCTTGTTTAACCAATTTGAATTTCTTCATCAAATTTAACCAACCGCCAAAGTTGTCAATACCACTATCATAATAGATTTCATAATCAATCTTACGATGTGGTGGCCCCATACGGTTTTTGACTACCTGCACACTGGTTTTACTACCCACTACTTGCTCCGCACCATTAACTGTTGCTTTAATCTGACCGGTATTTTTTAATCTTAGTCTGACAGATGCATGAAAAGGAATTGCCTTACCACCTGCTGTTGTCCACTGATCTCCAAATGACACGCCCATTTTAACTCTTAGTTGATTAGTAAAGATCAAACAGATTCTCTCTCGAGCAATCCAATTTGTAACCTTACGCATTGCTTTAGACAATATGATCGATTTAGAAGTTGCATATCCATCTTTATCATATTCTGCTGCTAACTCAATCTTTGTAGATGCACCCATTATGGAATCAACTACAATTGTTACCAATCTGTCTTTGTCTGATTTACGTACACCGTCAACGATAGTTTCAATCGTTTCAAAGATTTCCTCTACCGTTTCGAGTGGTACATATAACATGGTTTTCAAATCGGCGCCGATTGCAGTCAAGAATTCCGAACTAGTAGCTGACTCAGTATCAATATAAACTGCTAACCCTCCTTTTTTCTGCGTTTCTGCTAAGGTATGCGCTGCTAGCAATGATTTACCCGACGCTTCTAACCCTGTTATTTCGGTTATTCTACCAACAGGAAATCCTCCGTTAGGTCGATTAGATATTGCTAAATCCAATGAATCACACCCAGACGATATCCACTCTTTCACATTACTAGGAGAATCATCATCTCCATCTAAAAAGAATGCAGTCTTTAGTGTCTGTCCTTTGAATTGTTTATTTATACTATCAGCTAATGTGTTTGCTAATGCATCTTCCAGTTCGTTCTTGCTTTTGCCTTTTTTCTTTGCCATTGAAGCCCCTACTTGTTAAATAAATCGTTAAATGCTGATGCTACATCTGTTTGCTTTTCTTCGGTCTTTGTTTCCGTAGTTGCATTATTAGTGCTAGATGTATCTGTTGTTGAGCTAGATGATGTGCTAACGTCTGAACTGTCATCGTCTGGATTCATCCAATCTTTAAGAGCTTGTTCTAACTCTTCATAAGTTGGTTCTGGGAAGATATCAGTGATAGTTGGCTGATTCATAATCTTTTCTGCAATTGCTTTGTCTTCAGTTGCAGCTGATGTATTAGGTTTAACACGAATAGCAGTTTTAGGATATCCTCCACCTTCTGCTGGTGTAAACTCTACGTCGATGTCACGACCATTTAATAGATCGGTGATATCACCATAATCTGGATCAGATACAATTGAAAGCAATTCAGTGTAAATTGTTTTGCCAAATCCCCAAAATTTAACTCCTTCAGATTCTTTACCTCTTACGATAACCGGAACATATGTTCTCATTTTAGGTTCGATTTTACGACCCATTAGCCATTCATCTTTGTCACCAGTCTTTTTTAGTTTTTCTGCAAATTCAACTACTGGATCTGCATTACCGAATGATACCGGTGATAGCATTGATCTTTTAGCAATGTCATAATGAAAATACAATTCTAAGAATGGATTATCTTTGCGATGAACATACGGCACGATTCTTACACGTGTCTTACCAGCTTCTGGTTTCCAAAGATTGTTTCGACGATCGTTGTTGTTGTTTAATTGATTAAGTTTTGCCTTGATGGCGTCTAAATTAAGTCCCATTTAAGTCCTTTTTTTGTTAAGTTATTAATTTATGTTATTTATTAATTATATATTAGATAATTAAATCGTTAAGTCCAAGTAATTGTTTAAATTTTTTATTATTTTTTTATAAGCCTTGTTTGCTTAGATATTCTTGTATCCACTGATCATTTATTCCGTATTTATCAGCAATATCGTCGTCTTGTATATCAATTGATATAACATCACCATCTGCATCTAACATAATTGTGATATCAATTTCATCGTTATTAATATTTATACTACAATCAAATTTTATATCAGACACCATTCGTGTTATGTCAAATCTAGAACCACCGTCAATATTATTGTCTTCAATATATGCTTCAATATCTCCTAGAGTTTCTTCTACAAATTGAGAATCTAATACGCCACTTTTTTGAATAGACATATTTGAATAGTTTAAATCAACTTCTGCATAGTTAACTATAATGTCTATATTTTGCGTTTGAGAATTTCTACCTATTATTTGTAAAATTTTAGCTACATTGGGATTAGTATTAATAGAATTTACTATTTTATATGCTTTAAGTGGTTTTTGCTGTTTAATAGCTAGAAATGCTCTATGATTACCATCCATAACTTCGCCGTTACTATCTATTGTAATAGGAGGCATTTTTGATAGGTCTACGTTTCTAGGATCTGAATCTGTGTCTCTAAAATATTTGTCTACTTTACCATCAATATAGTCTTGATATTTTTTTTCTCTATCTTTCATTACTTGAGGATCTAATTTAAGATCAGTATGATTGATAGATACAGGTTCTTCTAGTTTAAATTTATCTATATTAAAAATAAATCTTTTAAATTCAGCGTATGAATCATTTTTATAATTATAATCTAATAATTCTTTTTGTTTAGGAAACATCTGAATCAATAAATCATGAATTTGTTTCGCCTTAACTGGATCACGCAAAACATTACCTATCTGATTAAAATCAGATTTTGTCATTTGGTTTTCAGTTAAAAGTAATGTTTTTAATCGTATCATATTATTAATATATTATATATAATAAATATCAAACTACCAAGAAACCTTCTTGAAAAATAATAAATCAACAACACGATAATTGTCATCATCAGTTAGTATAAATGAATTACGATAGTTGGTCCAATCAACTTGAAATGTTTTATCTAACACCCCATTATTCACACGACGAATAATTGCATTAAGAGCATTAACTGTGTATAGCGTGTTAGTTTCTTTTTTTCGGTGAATACTAATAGTATTCTGTCCTCTTGTTTCTGATGAATCTGCGTTATATGTGCAATATAACTGAGATGGTAATTCAGCATTAGAAAACACAAATATTCTTTGTTCTGGTATAGTATAACTTTGTTGTATGTAGTCAGTTATAATATTTAAATCTGATTGATGTGCAAATGTGCACAGTAGTTGCGTTCTCACTATTATCCCTGTCCTTGTATGTATTCATATCCTTGAGATGATGGTATATTTTTCTGCACAAATCTATATCTACCCTGCGACACCACATCAATAGCAAAATCTTCAGCTAGACCAATATGTGGTTGTGGGTTTCTATAATTATACCAAATTAAACCTAATATACTATTAAAGAATGTGTTTTTAATAGTATTTAAATCAAATAAAAAGTTTTGTGGGTTTTTTATAAATTCATGTCGTTCTACACGCTTAAACCATATAACAATATTTGAATTAACATCATCAACAGGATCACCAACAAAAACGTCAGCTGCAGTATCTTCGCCGGCTGATAACTCTATTTCTTCTACATCTTCATCAGATATCCAATATGACTTTTGCTTTCCATCGGTATTAACCGTTAATCTTGTATCTTTTACTGTTGTATCTAAATTTGTTTTATAGAATACGTCATGTAATTCTTTGAATCCTTCATACCAGTTATGCATTGCTGATTTTTTCCATTCAAATGATGCTAATTTATCTGGGTCTATAACTGACTCAAATCTTGTTTCAAATATACGAATTAGTTTTTTTAAATCTTCTGCGGATTCTGGATTTACTAGATGTTTTAATGATTGATATGGATCTCCAATTTGTGAAACTGGTACAACTATATCTTTATAAAAATCTTTTATTTTGTTTGTTAATGCATATTTTGATGAAAGACCTGCTTTTGCAGGGTCAAAATTTCCAGACTTTAATTCTTTAACTTCCCATTCACCTGCAGGCATAACAATATCATGTTGTGCGGTACCGCCTGGCATCGACTCTTTAACTCCTAATAGAATTGATATTTCACCATTACCCATTCCTCCGCGAGCACCGCCGACATTTACTAAAAAGAATTCTTTAAATGCTTTCCAACCCTCAGCTACGAATGAATCTATACTATGCTTTCTGAAATTATTATCAAATAATACTCGATCATCATTATTTAAACTGTTATATACAGCCATGATTTGATCTACTACCGGTGCTGGTAATTTTAGTTTGTTAGTTAATACAGATTCAACGTCTAAAATATTTGATTCATCTTCTTGTTCAGACAATCCTTTGGCTTTTCGGATAATTGCCATTCGCTCTGTTTCAGATAAATCAGTCATTTCAATTAATACACGATCTAGTTCTTGATAATCTGATTCAGAGTCGGGATATCCTTTTGGTAATCGATATGTCCACTCTGTAATTAAAGAATTTATATTCATAACGTAATTGTTCTCATTTTATCATAAATATCGCCAACTTTACATTTCACCGGAAAATTCCCTTGTTCTAACAAGTTTTTTAATTCTGGTAAAATACTCTTAGCTTCTGATAAAGGAACATCGAATAATACGGAGTCATATGTATATAATATTATACATGTTTTGTGATCTTGTAAATAGTCTTGAAGTTGTGATAATTTATTAACGGATACTTCTGTTTCAGTGGCTTGTAAATAATAATTAAACAATTTAAATGAAGTCATATTGGTAACTTGATCTTTGCATATACTGCGACCAATAATCGGCGTTTTTACGCATCCATTACGTTTCCACTTATCCCATAGGTTAAACACAAAATCATTTACTTGCTGAAAAAATGGAATACTTAAAAACTCTTTGTCAATACCTCCATATAAAAGACGAAATGTTATTGATTTGCTTTCATTTCTTTGTTCATCTGTTAATGCATCTGTGCCAAAATAGAATTGGCCGAGATAATCATGTATACTTGTTTCAGGTAAATTATATCCGATTAGTTTTGCAATTAATCTAACATGATAACTATCAAAATCCATTTCAATT